GCCTGTGATGGACAGATTGGTCATCTTGAGTCCGGCAATTCTGCCTGTAGTATTGGCAATGGTAACTGTGCCGTAGACCAAGGTGCTGGCACCTGTGGCATCATAGGTTATTAACTGTGTGTTTAAACTGGTTATAGTGGGATTTTCTGTGTATCCACCAGGATGTATCACAATGGTATTGCGGTCACCGGTGACCTGTGTGAGTGCATAAGTAATGGTCAGATATGGTCGTAGTATGGTTCCTGTGCCAGTGCTGTCGTTGCCGTCTTTGCTCACATGCATTTCAAGATCAAAACTGGTGCTGATGTTGCTACCAACAGGTGCGCCGTTGACCAACAAGGTTCCGCCATCCACACGGATGGGCGTGTTTCCAATATAGATTGTATTGTTGCTGACCCATAAGTCCCGCCATTGACGAGTTTCACTGCCCAGGCTGTAGGTCACATTGGCGGCAGGAAGAATGTTACCCGACACTGCTAGTAAATTGGGTATCAAGGCATTTGCCGCAGACACATTGGCATTGATTAAATTGATTTGTGTTTGCTGTGTAGCTGCATTGGCTATCAAACTGGTATCTATTCCGGTGATGGCACTTATGGCAGCGTTGGCTGCGGCCACATTGGCCTGTATACTTGTTATAGTTGGATCTGTTGGAATGTAAGCAGCAGCGTTTACATTGCTGTAAGACCCAACTACTCCTCCTGCCACTATAACATTACCGCCGGTAGTTACACCATCATGGATACGTAAAGTTTTTGCTTGGGTGTCTACAGTAATTTCACCGTTAATGCCGGTGTAGGCTGCATTCTGTACAGTATTGCCTCTTTTGAATAAAACTTTTGTTACGTTTACATTTGCTGTCATGGTAATTGTCCGCTATCAATAACAACCTCATTTAGATTAGGCGCCGGGCTGGTATCGGCGTAGTAAGCAGGAAGCACTTCTAAATCTATCGGCGCTGTCCAATTGGCGTCTACATATATCACACGTTCGCTGCCAGTGGCAGTTTCTATTGTTTTTAGTGTTAGTTTGTATAATCTTTGATCTAGACTGTTTACATCTGATTGTAAAACAGTAAAAGTTCCGCGCCCCCGGGCTTGATCAGTAAAAGTGACTGCATAACTGTAAGCAGTTATTTCATTCAATGAATCTTGAATTTCTGCTTCTAAACTGTAACCAGTCAAATTAACTGGTTTTTGATCCTGATTGAGCACAACAACTTGTAAGGTATTGTCAATACCTTGGTATATTTTGATAGGGCGACTGTACACGACTCTGTTCCTTGGTGAGAAAATACTCTGATCCCATATTTGGACCGTGACTGTATTTGGGTATAAATAAGCTAGAATTTGCATTATCTTGTATTTATTGAAAAATGGATGAACCCAATTACCAGCAACTACTAAAAAAATATCCGTTCTTAACTTACCTTGTATACGGTGGCAATGAATACATAGGAGTGATTCAAAATCTTGACGAAGTAATTACTACAATTTACGATTACGGTGCGTTAAGAACCTTAGAGCAAAAACAACAATTTCTAGAGCTAGCAGAGACTTGGTGGTGGGAAAGCAATAGGTTGATCCCTATCAATGTGTTTCTAAAAGCAGAATGGTCACCGTTTAGAACAGTAGTCAAAACTATGAACAGCAAAGATGTGGAAATCAAGTTTGGCCCGCAAGTGAGCCTAAAAGAAATTGCTGCCAAACGCAGCAAAAGAAGAAGTATTACTCTTGTTCGTAAGCTTGGTTAAGCAGGTTCATATTAACTGCTACTAGATGTGCATATCCCACTGCATGAGCCTTTTTAAAATAGTAGCTGTCGTCTGCAGGTCGTTCCCACACAGTTTCCGCTACTTTAGCCCAAGGTAATCCGATTAAATGACGCTTTGCAGGACGAATAACAGACAAGAACATGGCCAGTCTTGGGATACTATTTACAGCTTCTGGCATCCGTATCAGTGTATCGTAATGTGCGCCTATATGAATAAGACGGCTGCAAAAATCCGGATTATATAGCCTATCCCACGCAGGATCTTGACTCATAAGCTCATGCAGATGTTGTTCGGAATTAATTTGTTGATATAATCCTACATTTAGAATATCTACCTTGATGTAGCCATGCTCTTCTGCAGTTTCATAATCTATGCTTGCACGACCAGTAAAAGGATCTACAGGAATATCTGTAAAATACACGCCTGTATTGTGTTTGGCAATTTTGTTGTCGCGAATTATTGATGCAGCAGTATGCTTGAGAACAGACAGTGCTTGCTCTCTATCAGCTACATCTATATCAATATCACTTGAAAATTTCATAGTCCTGCTTCTTTAAGCACATGTTTACACCACTCTACATCGGCCATGTAATCCTTGAACTTACGATTCCAGTAATCAGGATCAATCCAAGAAAGAACAAGGGCCAAATGCCCCTCAGTAACAGACTCGAGAAACTCAATACCACTATCGCAGTTGTAAATAACCCAAGGACTAATGCGACCAGTGGTAATATGATAACAAATCCTATTATGATTGCCGTACTTGAAATAATGGCTAAAGCTAGCAAGACCGCTATCTCCATTGGCGTACTCTTCCATGGTTGCCAGGCCTCGCTCGAGTGCGTCTTGGACTGCTTCCTTTTTAACATATTCATTTAGCCATTCTTCATAAAATTTGTCCTGACACCAATGGTCTATTTTTTTGTTATTTTTTAATAACCAAGCTGTAAAGCTGTTAGGATTAATACAGCGAATAGCAACCAGGTGTCTACCGAACTTAGTAAAAGCATTGTAGTACGGACTTGCAACAAAATCACTATAGCTTTTAAGCTTTGCACTACCTTGTGTAGTTTCATAAAATTGTAAATACGCTCTAAGTCCAAATTGTACTCCTGTTTCGGTTTCTTGTTGCCAACGCCGCTTTGGTTCGCACAGATGCGCTGCTAGTGTGCTTTCTCGTCTAAATTCTCGTTCACAGTATTTACACTTATAGTTCGGCTTTGATTCTGCGATCATCCCATCCATGCTCTCGAGCTAAATTTTTAATGTCTTCTGTAGTGTTTATTTTGGCCAATAATTCTAGTTCATCTTCGTTGTATGTAGGATACACTTGTCTTAAAAATTTTACCGCTTTGTTATTACTACTTTCACGCTTTTTTTGTTTGATCCAATCATGGCGAAATGATCCCATGCCCGGACTTACTGTTGTTGCTGATAGCCACTGTAGTTCTGGATACTTTGCTAAATCAAAAAAATGTTTATTTAGATTCTCATTGCAGGACAATAGATAATATTGTTGTAATTCTGTACTGCCTTGAACCGAACTTCCCCATCTAATCATGAGAAAATTGCTAAACTTTTTTCGTTCTTCATCAGTTAATTCGCGATAAAACATTCGGTCCTTGGTATCAAAGGATCGCATTTCGTTGGCAATGTTTAGTTTATCGCTCATACTGGATGATGTGGGACCGAATCGTCTTGTTGACTAAGTGCATGAATTAGTTTAACACGATCTAATGCGTCTTGTAAAGCAGGATTTGTTTTTGCAGCACGATGGATTTCACCCCAAAGTTTTGAATCCATTATATGGTCGTGTAACGGTCTACCGTCACTAGTTCTAGGATCGTAATCCCTACCTATTTCAAATCTTTGATCGGGCGGGTCTCCAAATTTTCTTGCATACACAACACCATCGTGTCTTTCGTAAACATAGGTCGCCCCAGGTTCTAATCTTGCCATACTGTTACCAACACTTCGAATAATCAACCACTTCACTTTGCCTTGATATATCTTTTACAAAATAGGCACACAAGGGTTCATGTTGTCCTGTTTCTAAAGGCACAGCTAGTAACTGTCCGGGCTTGAGTTTTGGAAAGTACCATTTGACATCTTGATAGATATCAATGATCTCGATTTGTTGGAACTCAGGTTTAAAACTGCTAATAGGATTAAAACAAAATACGCTAAAGCCACGATCATTGATACTAGTTAATGGTACTACTTCTAGATCCCCAAGATCAGGTTCACCAATCAACACATGCCAGTCTACAGGCATCTTAATTACGCTTTCTCCTATTCTTAGAACTAGTGCAGGACTATTAAAACTTTCCAAGAAGATCAGAGGAATATAAAAATAGTCTGGTGTTCTAGGGTCAGAATTATCCAGTACTGCAAATCTTAAATCCTCGATTTCGTCCGGGATCTCATTGAGCTCGTAAGCTATGTTGTCTAATGTAAGTATTCTCATTGTTGTAAAAGTAAAATTGCCGCTTGTTCTTGCGTTACAAAATCCGTATGAAAAGTGTATGGCTCATTTGGATTTTTTCTTGCATACTCGTATATGCAAAATGATTTTGATAAAACCTCGTACGGTATATTGTGTTCTTTTAATTGAGAGAACCAATATCCTAATGCCCACATGTCTGTATTATATTTTAATACAGGATCATACATATCTGTAAAATATCGCTTAATAGATTCTCTTCTCGAATCACCTATAAAATATTTGTATTTTAGATCCGGCTCTTCACCTATTAGTGTAGGAATAGTATCGCTAATATAATCACCATTACGAAAATTAGTCCAGCTTAGATCGTAAATATTTTCGTTGGTAAGTTTTAATTCTGTTCTTCCGCTGTCTGTAGTGCCTATAATAACTCGAGACGCTCTTAGTTCAATAGCTTCTTTAATCTGAAAACAAATGTCTATATTACCACATCCGGGCCGGGCCAAACTCAGTGCGCCCATTATTTCACTAAAATGTTGTCCGGCGGCAGCAGGATCCGGAGCCATGAAGCTGTCACCGCATACCACTATCATTCCCATTCAGCCTTTTCTACAGTGAACGGATAGTTGGCTTCTTTGTAAAAAGCTTTTCTTTTTGTTAGGTGCCGTTTGGCAAACTTGCAGGTGCTGGTTATGTCCCAGATCTGAACAAAATCTTTGTCTTCAGCTTTGCGAATACCTCGCCCAATTGATTGAATAACTCTAACAAAAGACTTGCCAGGCTCAAGGAGAACAAGATTAAAAATGCGGGGAATATTAATACCAACAGCAGCAACACCGTAGGTAGCGATAATGATTTTGTCTGAAGCTTCTGCCACCTCGTCATAATGTTCTTTACGCTCCCCGGCCTTGGTTGCTCCGCTTACAAATACACTACCCGGCAATCGTTCGGCTAATGCTCGACCTGCGCTAATTCTATCTACTAGAATAAGTGTATTGCCCGAATCAACAATAGTACTTATCAATCTAGCAATGTAGTCAAGTCTTTCCGCCGTTTCAATGAGATATTTTAATTCACTTTGATAGTTTGCGTATTCTTTGTGATCAACCAACTGTACCACATTCACATGGCATTGCGCCAAGTGTCCGGCTTCTTGTAGTTCACTGGCACTTAGTTGTCCTACAACCGGACCAAGCATGCAGTTGATACTCTGTCTAGCGTAATCTTCTTTGGGTATAGTGCCTGTTAATCCCCAACGGATGGGCACCTGTGCAAATGGTCCGCTTAATAATGTTTTTAATGCATCGGCTTTGGCTTGATGTGTTTCATCTACTATAACTGCTACTACGCCTTCTAGAAACTCGCCAATGGTAATTTCGGCTTCGGCATTCTTGGTGTTCTTGAGTAGATTGTTTAGGCTCTGCCAAGTACATATAGTATGTGTGCGATTATATTCTTTTCTATCGCCAAAATATACACCCACATCTAGTTCAAGATTAACAAAGTCATCTTCGGTTTGTGTAACTAGACTTTTGTTGGGTACAATAATGATACTGCGCCCATATGCGCTAACGGAGTCTGCCAGTGCAGCCGTAATGATTGTTTTACCTGCTCCTGTGGCCACTTCTTGTACGCATTGTGGATTGGATAAAAATCTATTGATAATTTCTGGCTGATAGTCTCTAAGTACAATAGGTTCGCCAGCTCGGGGATGACCCTTGGGCCAAGTTTTGTGATTGTATGTGTTTTCGTCTACGGTTTCAAAATCAAATGTAGTACGGTAACTTCTTGTATCTTCTACCGCAATGTCATAACCTTGTTCATCCAGGTAAGGCAGTATCTCAGGCAGCAAGTTGATATATGTAGTGCCGCCAAGATTGAAGAACGGTATCTTACCATCCCAACGACCAAGACGAACGCTAGGCTGATACCTAGCGCCGGGTATTTCGTATTTGTATCGCTTGACCAAAGCTGTTCTTGTGTTAAGATCCAAGCCTTCAATCTTTACATTTACTTCGTCTCTAATTAATAGTTTAGCCTGCATTACTTTTTATTTTTCAGTGTGTGTATATTATACACTTCTGTAGCAAAATACACAACTTTTTCTGCCTCCTGTATCAACATAGATTTTTCACCTCCGTGCATCATACCTTGACCACTAATCAACAACGGAATGGGTTGATTCCAACTGGCACTGAACTTGTTAAAATAAATTACTTTTTTATCTACTGTGACCTGTGGCTTTTTTAAAGTCTGCACTTGATGCACATCTTGTTCCGGAAAGTACTTTCTAACAAATCCGTCTAACAGTTTACCACTCATATCCGGCTCGTAAACATAGACGGGATATCTGTTGGCAATGTCAGCGTACTTGATAACATCCTCAAACACTGAAACATCGCTGTTGGGTGCAAATTTGGTTTCTTGTGCCTGCATCAAGTTACAGATTCTAGCATTGTACTTGAGAGTGACATCAATCTGTAGTGGTTCATCTACGATATATCCATACACCGGAGCCATATCAACTAGTAGATCTAAATTACCGATACCAAATCCGCATAGATTATCAATGGCTTCAACTAAAGTTCGAGCAGCATTAGTAATAGATAAACCGTCGATGGTCCTTACCAGTTTGATCTCATACGGCTGCGATTCGCAGGCTTCTATTGCCTCTATATATCTAGCAAACTCTGGTGCTATTTCAAATTGATGATTCTGTGCAAAGCCGTTGGCCGCTACCACATTAGTTTCTGTAATGGCCAGACTCCATGCACGATTGGCGGCATCAAAGCGCCAACGACCTTGACTAATTTTAGATAAGTCTCTTAGGTCATTAATCAGTGTTGTCTCGTAAGGAAACTTTAAAACAATTGAATCATGGTCAATATACAATAACCTACGACGGTCAATTTGTCTAATGCCCAGTCTGTAGGTAGGATGTTCAACTGGAGAGACATCAATGTCCAGTTTTTCCAGTTGCCTGCGGTACTTGAGAACCAGTTTGACCGCTAAGTCAGCTTGCCGGTCTGTCAATGGTCGGCCGCTTTGTGTTGTCTGACTCATGCTGCTGAGTATTTGCACATCGTACCTGGCCAAACTTACAATAGGCGGTGTACTGCTAAACAAATCGTATATACGGCCAGTATCCGGATTACGGTCACCGTTTATAACTTCAATGTAGTCTTCAACTGACGGGAATCTTTTCATTGTACAAGTATACTACTTATTGAAAGAAAAGTCAAAAAAAAGCCCCACCTAAGCGGGGCAAAGTACCGGAAGTAAAAGGAGCTATCAAAAACTCCCGGTGGTCTGCTTACGCAGATTTCATACAAGTCGACTGAGCCAGAGCCTGCCACTTGGTAGGGAAGCTCTTGTACAGCTGACCAATCTTGATTGCCATACGCAAGCTCATTTCACGTAAGCGATTCTTGTTGGCATCCATAAAGCCAATGATCTCATCCTGTGCTATCTCGCTGAGTTCGAGATCCGCAAACAGTTCGCCGCTACGAGCAATCTGCTTGATACGCAGGACCTTGTCACGCATTGTGTCGAGTGTAAGGTCCAAGTAGTGGCAGCGACTCTGCAAAGCATCCAGGTGATCACGCAACTTCTGACTCTTCATTTTGTCAAACTTCAAGTTGGTAATAAAGATTACACTACCCTTGAATTCGAAGCTGTCCGGAATGCCTTCTGAGCGAAGGATACGGCTGTCACTCAACCACGAAATCTTACGCTTCTTGCCTGAGTCTAAAGCACCTTTAAGCAAGTTAAGGCACACATCATCCAACAGAATGCTGTCGCAGTCATCGAACACGATAACGCAGTTGGGATCTGAATACTTGTATAAGGCTTGATACAAACCAATAGCAGTAGCCGAACCTTTGACTACTTCGGCTCTGAGCCTACGACCCGCAATCTGATCCAGCAGGGTAGCCTTTTCAATCTCAAGCTCAACACCAAAGCTCTTGCCCACACCCGGAGGACCGGATACAATCATTGCACGAATGTCGCCGGCTGTAGCAGCCTTGGTCATTTCTGTAAGGATCTCGAAACGCTCGGCAATCTCGGCCATACGCTCTTCGTCTGTCTTGGTGTCGTTCACCACCGCCTGCACATCTGCATCAACGGTCATCGCTTCGCCGTCAAACTCGTCGGCGCCTACAAATTCGTAATCACTCATTGCATTAACCTTGACACGGATATCCTCAGGGAAGCCAGGGAATTGGCCACCGTTCTTGACTGTAACATAACCGCCTTTGGCGCCTGCCTTGTATTGTTCTACAAGTTGGAATACACGGTTGGATACATCAGTAGTGCGATAAGCACCAGATTTGATACGAACGAAACTCATAACGGCTCCTTTAATGTTTAAAGTTGTATTGTTATTATTCAACTATTATAGCGAAATCGATCTTTATTGTCTACCTAAATTAAATCTTGCCCTTCACTATACTTTTAGCAACCTGCTTGACTGTTGCTCCTTTAGCAACCAGCATGTAGGCTATATTATCGCATAGGTCAACTTCTACAATTTCAAAACCCATGTTCATACGGTTAAATACATCGTTTACAGCTCGCATAGCACCTTGGATACCCGCTTCACAAGCCTGGTATTCGTCGTCAGAAATGTCGTAAAACTTGGCATTTTCAAGGATGCCTTCACAGGAAGACTGGTTGCCAAACGCACCGTCTAGAATCAACCGCTCGTTAATACATTCGATAGGGCAGTCAGATTCATCCAAATATTCAAACAGTTCGTTAACATCCAACTCACGCATTTTAGGCAGATCGCCAACTAATTCAACTTGTTTTGCTTTAGACATTTTTGGCTCCTTATTAATTACTATACCAATATTATAGCAAAATGGTGAATTATGGTCTACCGTTGTTTTTTTGCAACACGAGTTGCTATTTTTGCAACACAAGTTGCTATTTTAGCAATGTTGTTAATCTTTTAACGCATGCCACACCTCTGGATCTGCGCCCAGATAAATGCGGTATAGCAGTTTGTTACGCCACACGCTAAACGCATTGACTCGATTTTCGAACCAAATTAGCAAGTCGTCTCTAAACCACAAAGGGTTCAATAAGAACACACAAAGTAAAACAAAAATTGGTGGAAACAGGAAGGCAAGAATGCTCCAATGAATTATACGCATTCGCCACCAGTTGCCACCTTCAGGAGTCATGGTTACGGTTTGTTTTTTCATGTCTTATTTTACTAATATCCGATAATCAAAGCAATACATTATGACGCCAATAGTTGCCTGCTGCTGCTACGCCACTGCCAGGTTCTACCGGAATACCACAATCCAACATGGCCATTTCTGCTCCGGCAATAGCTGCCATCAGATGGACTTCATTCATGTCACCCAAATGTCCAATTCTAAATAACTTACCTGCCATTTTATTCAGCCCCGCACCCAACGATAAGTTATATCTGTTGTATGCTCGGCTTATTACATCTGCGCCATTCACACCTTCTGGCACCATGATAGCCGACACAGTGTCTGAATACCATTGAGGTTCTTGAGCACAAAGTTGTAACTTCCAACCCTGTTGTACAGCGGCACGCACACCAGCTGCTAGATAGTGATGTCTACGAAAAACATTGTCTAGCCCTTCTTCTTCGATTATCTTTAATGACTCCTTTAGCCCATACAATAAACTGAGTGCTGGAGTGTAAGGAAAATAACCAGTAGCATTAGATCGAAGCATATCGTCTAGATCAAAATAAGATCGTTTTAGTTGAGCGGCATGTCTTAACTCAAGTGCCTTTTGACTAGCACACAATATACCTAGACCAGCCGGCAACATTAAGCCTTTTTGCGATCCCGATACTACCATGTCAAGACCCCACTCGTCAAATCTTAAATCAATACTAGCAAACGAACTTACAGCATCAACGAATAATAGTGCAGGGTGATTGGTATCGTTAAGAGCTTGTCTTACGCCGGCAACATCTGAAGTTACACCTGTAGCTGTTTCGTTATGTGTGACTAGTAAAGCCTTAATTTTATGTTCAGTATCTGCTGCTAGTCGTTCTTTGTAAATATCAAGCGGCACACCTGTACCCCATTCACAATCAACAACTTCAACATCTAAACCTAGTTTGGTACACATTTCAATCCATAAGTGACTGAATTGGCCAAATCGTGCCGCTAGTACACGGTCTCCTGGGTTAAGTGTATTAGTAATAGCTGCTTCCCAACAGCCTGTTCCTGAACTAGGAAAAACAAAAGGCGTTCCGCTTTCTGTGCGAAATACCCGTTTTAGTCCACTGACGATTTCATGTGTTAATTCTGGGAAGCCTGGAGATCTATGGTCTTCCATTGACACTACCATAGCTCTCTGTACTCTATCTGGAACATTGGTAGGTCCAGGTACAAATAAAAAATTTCTTCCAGCCATATTGCTCTCCTATAAGCAGAGTTCTAGTATATTGTCTAGCTAGGAGATTGTCAAATTTTTATTTGCTAGCATGTCGCTGAAATCGCCATATTGGGCCAATTTCAGGATGATTGTGATCGCCTCCTACTGCTATTTGTGCATCTAGTGGAGCACCATAGCTATAATAGTTTACATAATCGGCAATTTTTCTATTTGTAGTGCAGATTAGACAAAGACCTGCGTCGTTGGTGACCATGTACCTGGATACTCCACACTCGTCTCTGTCGATGAATAGCATATCATATTTATTGCTCGATCAATTTGAGCAGTGGGCACGCCGTTTTGCTGATAGCCTTCGGTGACCATGTCAAGATAGCTACGACCAGGTTCTTGTATATAACTCTGATCAGTCATTTGATATGTTAATGCATACACAAAACGATCGTCTAGGTTTACCCGAACACGGAATCTAGTGTAATAATATGGATAGCCTTCTAGTGCATCCAAGGCCTTTAAATGAGTGGGCGTGATATCCCATAACACCCCGTAGCAGATACCGCCTGGCGATTTCTCAATATCGGCATGTGTTCTAAACACAAATTCATAATTGTCAATCCAGGCAGCGCCAAGACTCGTAGCACCCGGGCAACGGCGTGCCATTTCGTCTAAATTGGTATTCATTCCATAGGCAAAGTATTTCATAGCTGACTATTATATAGTAAATTAGATAATCGGTCAACCACCAAAAGTTTGTTGCAATTTTGTTAAGTCTGCACAAGTATATGTTTGATAGCTATATGCCAAGTGTTTAGGAAATGGAATACGCTCAATTAACGCACCATATTGATTGGCTTTTTCTTGTGCAACATCCATAAACGATCGTGTTTGACCTGTGCCAATATTCCATACGCCATTTTCTTCGATGTCGCAATTTATAAATTGAAATTGTATTCCCAGCACATGATCAACCGAAACAAAGTCTCTGCGGAAGTTTTCACTACCTTCAAACACTTTTATAATTCCAGTGGACTGTGCCTGCAAAGCAAACTGATAGTATGGACTAGCTTGCGTTCCTTTGTGCATTTCGTTCGCACCATACACATTAAAGTATCTAAATCCCTGGCACCGAACATGCGTCGGATGCTTTTCAACATAGTGTTCGAATAGGTATTTTGACCACGCATACGGACTCCGCGGATCAACGGGCGCGGTTTCTCTAAAATCTGTGCCAAGGCCATACACGCTCGCAGAGCTACTCCATTGAAGATTGACATCGTGTTTTCTACATTCCTCATACAACCAGATACTAAAGTCTACATTCTGTCGCATTACCTTGGCAACATCGCGTTCAGTAGTGCTGCTGATTGCACCAAAATGAAATACCCAATCTAGTCCTTCTATGCGTGGTAAGGTATGTTCGTCCCACTCATAGGTGACAATTTCATGGTCACC